AACGCTTTCAGTAGATTCATCTATATCTCACTTTTTTGTAAAAGTACTAATTTTACCTAAATAATTTTCCTTTTATCAATACGAACCCATTACTTCGGTTCTTGACCATCAACTCAGTCAATCCCCACACCAACGCATCTACTCTATCGGGAGACTTCCCCTTATCAGGATCAAAGGTAACCATCTGACTCTCCAACAGCGGGAACGAGCCTACATGGTACACCTGCCCCTTCTCATACAACGAATACACAGGCTCCGCTCTTACATACTTACCCTTGGTAGCAGAAACTAGCTTAATCCTCGTAGTAGTCCCCTGAGCCTTCAACACAGCCTCCACCATGTCTCCACCCTGGTTCTTCTCTGCCACAATACAATCCGCATTCCACCTAAACGCTGCGTCATTCGCAATCTTCGCCCAATGATTCGGAGAATACTTCCCACTCAAATCTTCCAACACATACCCAAACCCTTCCTTACACTTTCCAACCACGATAATACCCGTCTCATCACTATTCATGTTCGCAGTCACCGCAGGATCAAGTGCAACCACAATCCTCTTCAAGTTCGGAGCTTCATCAACCCTCGCCTTCCCTATTATCGCTCTGTTCCACAACATCCCCTCAGCATCATCCAACCAAGTACCCATGAACAAGTGGTCATACCTCGCCCTGTTCTCTCGCTTGGTCTTCTCCGCAGCCTGCACAAACGACTCACTCAGGTTAATCTTATTATCCAAGTAAGTCGTGTGGATGTAAGTCGTATCCTTTCTCTTATTCTTTACAAAGTCCTGATAAATCCAATGACTCTTGTACGAGGGGTTCATCACTAATATTACCCTGTTGTAAACATCCTTCGCTCGTATCGACAAGTCCACCTTATCAAATATCTCAGGGTCTGTCAATTCCTCCGCCTCATCCACTACCCATGTCGACAACCCAGCAATTGACTTCAAGTTCGCAGTATTTACACCACTACTAGTCTTAATCCCCCTAAAGAGAATCTTCGACCCCGTTAGCTTATTTATAATCTCACTCTGAGTCACATCAAAGTCATTCATCTTGCCCATAATCTCAATCTTATCCAAGAACTCTGGAATAATCGAAATAAACGCAGACACCAAGGTGTATCTAGTGAAAAGAATCACATGACCCTTCTCATAAGTCAAGTTCAGCAGAAACAAAGCCAATGTCCACGATTTACCACTTCCTCTACCACCCGTAATCAAATAGTACCTCGTGTCAGGCTGCTCGTAGAATAATGGCTTGTAATCGTCTAAAAGTTGAATCATAGCTAAATTAATTAATTCGGGATTTCCATTTTCCGTTTGATTCCTGTACACTCAGAAACATACCCCCCCTAGGGTAAATTATTTAATTGGGGAATTCCATTTTGCAACCTTGTTGCATACACTCACAACAATACCCTCCCCATCCGCTTATTCGTCTATGCGGGTAAGCGTATATAGGCTTGGTATTCATGTAGTTATATCTCATTATCCAGGTGATCCAATGCCAGGTAATCCGAGTCCTGGATATCCGAGTCCGAGTCCTGGATAACCTTTGCCGCTTCGATTGCAATGTTTTTCCCTATCCATTGGATAGGTGGAGCGATTTTTTCCCCGTTGGATGTTACATCTATTTGCTGTTTGGGTAAGCCAAAGCGATAACTAAGCCAAAGTTTTATGGCGGCCGTGTCCCCTTGTTCACATTTGTAAAGTAAGGCCTTCCAAATTTGGTCTGGGATACAAAGGGAATCCATTTGCTCAATCAACTTAATTTCTTGAATCTTTGGCGGCCTACCTGAATTTGGCCTTGGCCCGCCCCTTTGTTTCTTTTCCATGCTTTACAATAAGTTGTAAAAAATATCGGTTTAAATTGGTTAACCTATCCAAAGGTAGTTTAAAAAAATAAATAAATAAATATTAAAAAAATATCCCTTAAGGCTTTGAAGTTACAAAAGCTTGTAATATATTTGTATAAACATAAACACAAACAAAATGAAAAACACAAACGCAACCGCAAATTTATTGGCCTTAGCTTTTGTAGGCCTTGTTTCACTAGTATTTTTCGCCTTTGTAATTAGTCCCGCTTTGGGCTTTGGATTAATTGCGACGGCTTCTTTTGTTTCAATCCTTTAAATATTTATAACTATGAAAAAAGCTATTAAAACAATCGGACTAATTATTTACTATATAATCGCATTAATCCCAATTTTTATTTTGGGTTACATGCTCGGTTTAAAACTTATTTAATCAACAAACACAAAACACTACACGACATGAGAGTAACGACAAAAGTAAAGGACGCAATACTAGTATTTAAGCTAGGTGTAACCACAAACGCTAAAATTTCAAGCGGTAAAGAAAAGATATTGCAAGTCTATAGTTTCTCAGATTTGCAGTTCAATTATGTAGCTGAGAGCATGAAGCAAGGGACAAAGATCGACCCTAGAAAGTTTTTTGATCTTGCGGAATCCGTTTGTTTTGATTGCCCATTTAGGGCCTATTTAAAATGCTACACCCATAAGTATATGCAATTCAGCGGATTTGTTTCAATGCTTAAATCTATAGTGAGAGAGTTTACTACCTTGGAATATATACCAGCGATCCACTTGCTAGAAAAAAGGATTTTAGAGATTTCGCAAGGTAGGTATATCAGATTTGGCACATATGGTGAACCTACTTTGATCCCTGTTAATTTGGTAGGTGATATGGTCAAAGTAAGCAAAAGCCACACGGGATATACACACCAATGGGCAAAGAAACCAGAATTTGCGTCCTATTTTATGGCTTCGATCCATAATGAAAAGCAGTTAGGTATTGCCGAAAAAATGGGATTCCGCGGATTTCTTGCAACTAGCGATCCCGAATTAGTAAAAAACGCAATTGTTTGTCCCGCAAGTAAAGAAGCTGGATTCAAATCCACTTGCGAAAAATGTGGCCTTTGTAGTGGTGAACGCAAAGGAAAAAAGCATGTACAAATTTTAGAGCATTAATTTAAACACATAGAAACCATGAGATCATTTACATTAATTATTGCCGAAATTCAAACAATAATCCATTTGAGAAAAGAAACTCAAAAATATATAAATCATGAATCCAAATCTTTTACAAAAATCCGTTTACAATTGGATGAACACCAAGTAAGCTTGGAACATGAATTGCAAGAATTACTAGGTATTGAGATAGGCGATTGGGAAACCCTTTATATGTATGTTAAAATATGAATGATTTATTTGAATATCCCGAATTATGGCCTTCAGATTTGAAGGCCTTACTTGTTTCATACATTACAAAGGAACAAACCTACGCTAACTTAATACAGCTACAAAAAGACTTATTTAAGCTAGGTTATTCGATCGAATACGGATTGGATTGCGTGGCATTTAACCTACAGAAAATTTAAACTCATAAACACCTAAAAACATGGAAACCGAAAAAATAAACCTCGACAAAGAAATTAATTTAAACAGGATCAAAGCTAGGGTTTTAACCTTGCTTCGAAAGTTACCAGATTTATACGACCCTTGCTATGAATCTATATTGCGTCAATTAGTAAGGGATAATTTCGAATCGGAAAAAATAGAAAGGTTTGAAGATCATTTTATTTTATTTTCACTTGGTCGACCTTCAGTTTTTGATCAATTAACAGGGACCGAATAAGTCCCTTTTTTTAAGCCTATTTTAAGCCGTTTTAAGACCTTTAAATTTTCGCCTATGTAACACCACTCAAAAAAATATATCTCTTTACCACGGCCTTAAAAATGCCATCCTTTGCCTTTGTAGGTGGCTAGGTTGCCATGCCATGCCGCGACCGACCGACCGACCTACGAATGGGCACGGCCGACCGCGACCCCCTAGTGTAAAACATGGCGGAAAACCCCCTAGTGTAAAACATGGCGGAAAAATAGCCATAGTGGAAAACAGAACGGAAAGTACCGTAGTGTAAAACAAAACCAGGTTGACCACCTGGTGGAAAACAAAACCAACCTAGGGTGGTAGTAAAAAACAAAACCCCTAGTGTAAAACAAAACCATTTATCCAAGAAAATTACCCTTAGTGTAAAACAAAAATAATTTTAATAATTCCCTTGCATTTGTTGTACAGAGTCTTGTACCTTAGCATCATTATTCACTTAAACACAAACAAAATGTTAAAAGATCACCACTTTATCCTTGAGCAGTCGGGCTTTAGCCTGGAGCTCGAATCCTTCCAAAACGAAGGCATTGTCCTAGACCTATTCTTTGGCAATGGCAAGTCCCTTACCCTAGAGCTGTACGATGACCTCAACGAGCGGTTTACAGACCACTATCGGGTTATCTGTGCAATCCTAGACCCTTTTATTGTTGAACAACTAGAAGCCAATGTAAGACAATGCTTTACGAAATGATGACTGCCACCGAGTACGGTGTACTACGGGGCTTTACCGAAAAATCTACGAGGGTTCACCAGATTATCCGCTCTGGAGTATGGCCTGAGGAATGGGTGTATCCTCCCAAGAGATTAGGAAATCAATGGGTTCTATTTGTATCAACTAACTGGATTAACAATGGTAGAGGATAAAATCAAAGAATGGATATTAGAGAACTTTGGGGAAGTACCCCATAGTGAAAAAATAGAGATCCTGAAAACCTTCGAGATGTATTGGGATGAGATTAGTTACCGATACGCAGAGATGAAAACACTAGAAAAATATAAACACTTAAAACGATGAAAGAACTAATTGCAATTCAATCCGAGCTAAAAGCTCCAAAGAACCAGTTTAACGCATTTGGCAAATACAAGTACCGCAACTGCGAAGATATCCTTGAAGCTCTTAAACCATTGCTTCTAAAGTACGAATGCACCTTGACTATGGAAGACGAGGTAAAAGAAGTTGGTGGTATTGTATTCATTGAAACTACCGTTTCCATACAAAAGGAAGGCGAAGGCAGAATGGAAGGCAGAGCAGTAACTGCCCAGGCAGGGATTGACATCAACCGCAAGGGTATGGATGTGGCACAAAGTTTTGGTAGCTCCTCCTCGTATGCTCGAAAGTATGCATTATCGGCTCTCCTGTTAATAGACGATACAAAAGACCCCGATTCGACCAACGATCATGGTGGTAAAAAAGAGGAGTTAACTCCATCTCATGTGAAGTGGAACGGAGCAAAGGATTCTTTGGCTAATGGCAAGGTAACCTTAGAGCAAATTAAGTCGGTTTATATTTTAACAGCACAAAACGAAAAACTTCTATTATCATGAACTTCAAATGCAGAGCAAGTGCCCTTGGTCAATTGATGACTAACGCACGGAGTAAAACAGAATCTTTGTCTCAGACAACAAAGAGCTACCTAGAGGATTGGTACAAGGAGCAGATTTACGGAGTAAAGAAGCAGATTAAGAGTAAGTACATCCAGAAGGGATTGGCATTAGAAGATACGGCTATCGAGTTTTACTCGGTAGCTATGAATAAGGACTTCATGATTAAGAACTTAGACCACTTCGAGGATGATTTCTTCACAGGTACTCCCGATTGTTTTCACGAGGGTATAGTCTATGACTTTAAAACCTCGTGGGACTGCTTTACTTTCCCTCTGTTTGACGATTCCCCTGACATGGGGTACTATTATCAACTTCAAGTTTACATGCACCTGACAGGCTTAAAAAAGGCTAAGTTGGTTTACACCCTTCAGGACACCCCAGAGTTCTTGACTTACGAGGAACCCGTAAGCTACTCCCATGTGGAAGATAAGTACAGAATCAAGGAGTTTGAGATTGAGTATGACCCACAGGTAATTGAGATGGCTAAGGCTAAGGTATTGGAATGCAGAGAGTATTTAAAAGGAATGGCGGTATGAAAAAGCAGACAGCAGTAGAATGGTTGCATGAGCAACTAACTTCCACATGGTATGATGGAAAGTCTTCCAAGGAAGTATTAGAGATAGCTAAGTACAAGGAGAGAGATCAGATTGCAGAGGCCCACAGAGAAGGTGCTT